CGGTCCTTTTTATGGAGCCGGCGGAGGAGGCGGAGGAGCCTTAAACCCTGGAAGCGGAGCACCTAATTCTACTAGAGGTGGTAATGGTGGTGAAGGAGCTGGAACACAAATTAGTCCAGCAGACGGAACTCCCGGACCTGATGGAACGTTAAGATATTTTGCTGGTGGTGGCGGTGGTAAATCGCAAGCGCCAGGTGCACCAAGTCCTTTAAGAGGGACAGGTGGAGCCGGAGGTGGCGGAGGCCAACCTGGTTCTCAAGTATGTGGTTTTAGTCCAGTGTGTGTTGCCGTACCTGTAGGTGAAGATGGAACAGCCG